CTCCTGCCATAAACCGGCAGGGATCCATTTATCATCTTTTACATAAGAAACATAGCCGTCCCATATCCCTTTTTTAACCAAAGGATTGAACCGCCATGCGTCTATTCTTCTTGTAAGCGAAATGTTTAACTGTTCTAATTCTAGTTCAGTGGCAACATCGATTCTTAAAAACTGATTATCTTCAGTTAACGTTAGCTCCATTCATAAATGAAACTTTTTTATTCTCGTTACAGCCCCTGTAATTGTAGCTTATTACGAACGGCCCAGCTCATATTATCCAGAGTCTTTACCGATTCACGCAAAAAATCCATCTGCGTAGTCAACAAACCCAAAATCATATTATCGTCTGACATGTCAGCTTTTAAAAATGATTCCTTTTGTTTGTCTGTTAATTTATAATCGTACTCAAAATACTTGATGTACGAGTTTTTGTAAGTTTTTGACAGCTTACCCTCCTGTTGTTTAATCTTAATGTTGAGTTGTGCAATCTGCTCAATAATAATCTGTCTATAAGATGGAATCTCTACCATTGCCTGATTCAACATATCAACCTCTTTAAAACATTTAGCCAGTTCACGAATCTTTTGGGTCCACTCTTGGCGTTGCTCGTTTAAATAAGCATCTATCTTTATAACTTTATTTTCAGTTGACATTAAAACAATTGGGATTTATTGTTGGATTTTGGAATCCACTTATTAGCTGTTAATTTCTTTTTCATTTTTGGCTTATCAAGTTTAAACTCCTTGCTATTATATTGTGTATCAAGTCCTTCAAATTCTATAAGCATCTTTAAATTTTTATGTCTTTTACTTTCTTCGTAAAATTCATCAAATTCTTCTTCAATCATTAGTTCAAAATCAATCATATGTACAAAGCATCTAATTTAGAGTTTGTAAAATAATTGCCTATATTTTTTAGGGCCGGAGACTTAAGTTCATAGCATTTCATAACTAAATCATTCAAGTCTTTTATGTCCTCTACATATATATTCAGTCCATTTTCCTTCATGAATTTAGACCACATAAATACAGATTTACCCCTCTTTAATTTCTCAATCATCTTCTTTTTACCAGTCTCATCATTATCAAACATGTATCTGGTGGTCGGAATCTCATCAAGCTCTGTAGTTGAACGACCTGCTGTTGCTAATGCCATTGAATTTGACATAAACATCGCATCAAGTGGCCCTTCAAATAAAGTTACCGGTCGTGTCATATCAACTCTCATAATATTAAAGAGTGTTGACATCTTATTAACTGATATTAATTCATCACCTTCAAATGGGAACTCGCGGTTCATTTCACCATAGAGTTTACCCATGTCGTAAGTTAAGTATCTTGATTTATACTTACCAAGCTTTCTACTTTGACAACCCATTATTTTACCATCAGGTGTTTTATTTAGAATCCAAAGATTCTGACCAAACGGCGAATAAAGAAATTCATCAGATTTATTGTGAAGCGCCCGACCCTTCAAATAGAACCAGGCAAAATCACCAACTTCAATTGATTGTGCACCAAAATGTTTTTTAAAATCTGCAACTAAAATTGCGGCTTCATGTGCTTTCACATAAATACCGTGCTTCATTGTTTCAATCTCTTTTACTTCAGTCTTACGGTTTTTAATGTATTCAATAACAGTAATTGAATCATCTCCGTGACGTAAACGTAAGTCGTGGTCTCTTAATAATTTATTAAGGTCACCATGCTCACTACAATTGTAACAGTGAAATTGAAGAGTATCCCAATAAAGGTTACATCTTTTAGCTAGAACATCTTTAGTAGAATCACCACAATAAGGACATGCCAAAGTAATTCTACCAGGCATATCTTTTACCATTTGCTTAGAAGGGTGACCGTGCTCACGCACAGCCACCTCTTTTACTAAGCTTTTAATTTTACTCTTAAGTTCCTCGGTAAGATTAGATATCGAGGCCATCTAGGAATGAGTCAAGGTCATCATCACTACTTACAGTTTCCGTACTCCCACTAGGTGTTGCGTTAACATTATCTAAATCAAATGATTCAGTTGTTGCCGCTGGAGCTGCCGCTTTTGGTGCAGGTGTTGAAACCTTAGCCATTGGGCGACCTGGATTTGAGATGTACTGACCTAAAACCTGGTTTACAAAATCGCGTTGTGCGTCGTCCCATGGTTTGTACTCGTATACTGACAATGAAGGTGCAGTATCTAGTTCAGTTTTGATAGCTTGCATTGAATCAGGCGTACGCTCTGCTGGTGAATCACCAATCATAACCGCTGAAGTTGAAGCTGAGAACTTTGATTTATCGTAGTTGTTGTACTCACCTTGACGCGTGATAATCAACTCGAAGTTTTTACCCTCAAACAAGTCAAACACTTGTGTTGGGTCACCAAATGCTGGTGAAAGTTCTTCGTCGATTTTCTCTTTGATTTTATAACCAAATTTGAAAATCATGTACTGGCCTTCCATTGAAGGGTTTTGAGGGTCTTTGATAATTTTAATCAAAGAGTAGTACTGCTCACGACGCTTAAGCTTATCACTCATCTTACGGTCAACTGCTGAATCAGACTTACGTAGACGGAAGAATGCGTCTTGAATAGGACACGCTTCACCAACTGAGGTTGGAGAATCAATTAGTCTACCTGAACCTGAAGGGTCGGTTAACCAATGTACATACTTACGTACTAATGATTTGCGTGGGTTCTCTGGGTTTGGTACGAAGCGAATAAGTGCTTTGTAAGTACCATCTTTACCATCATCTGCCGATGGTTTGTAGATTACATCATTTGTGTTTGATGCTGCTGCTTTGTGAGTTTCAACGTCGTTGACGCTCAAATTGAAAATGTCAAAATCTGCCATGTTTTCTTTAATAATTCTTTAATTTGTTAAACTTTAAATCCTGTTAATTACCTAATTAACTTCTATTATATACCTATCTTTAAAAAGGTTTCAAAAATAGTTTGTCTTATAGAAAAGTATAAACTGTTCCAACTGTATCAATCCATTCATTATCTGATTGTACGGTTAGTCCTGCCTTTTCTAGAAATAGATTTCCCTCCTCTTTAGTTATCTTATTAAGATTAACCATTGATTCAACAATTCTACTTAGCTCCATTAATTGACTTGGTGTTAGTCCTTCTCTTTTCATACATATTATATAAAACTATTTGTTTTTGTTTCATAATAACATACTACTTTATTATTTTTAAATATTTTTAACCATAAATGAAACAAAACACCCAATACCTTCATATAAGTTATGGTTTTATGCCTGAGGGTAAAATACAATTTAAAGTGACCTTACGTAAGACATGATAAAATAAGCATCAACAAGGTCATCTAAGGGTTTCATAATCTTTTTATCTTCTTTGAATTCTTGACAAAAGTTCCAAAGACCCGACTCACGATTAGACTCATCATTTATGTAAACATCCCACATTTGCATCTTACTCATATTACCTTTACCAGCATGTTTCTTTATTGTTGTAGGGGCATAAACTTCAAGTACAGTAACATTAAAACGATCAATCAAATAAGATTTCAAGATTGAAGATGCTGAAGCTAAATCAATAAGTGAGTTTGTACCGAATCTTGAGGTCCCGTAAGAAGAACCTTCAAAATAGATTTTATACTCTTCATCTGTATTTGTGTGTTCTGCAATTAAATTACATATACCTTCAGCAATTGCACGATGTCTAAGGACTCGAGTCATTTCTTGCTTATCAACATTAGGCTCGGGCTGATTTACTAAAGTAACATCATTAAGAAGATTCATCTCCTCTTGTAGAGCTTGTTGTTTCTTTGTTCCAGATTTAGGTTTAATATAAGAAATATAATAAGGCTGTCCATCTTTTAAAAGACAGATGCCTGGTGAGTTGATCGAATAATCGATTGCTATTAAATTCAAATTAAAGTTTTTTACCTAGTGAAGCACCCAACGCAGCACCTACTAATCTAGAAGTTAATAAATCATAGAACACACCTTTTTCAATACCCAGTACTTTAGCTACAATTTTACCAACTGATTTTCCTAAAGCAAAACCTGTAAGACCACCAATAATAGAACCTAATAATCCTTCATTAGTAATTTCATTGTTAAGTTTATCAATATTGTAAGTACCGTCTGCATTTGTATACTCTATTAAAAAAGCATCAACAGCTTCATCAATTCTTTCTTCAAGCTCTGGTGTCCACTCTTGATTTAAAGATTCGTTAATAGCATTGATATCAGCCTCTGTGACATTTTGCTCTTCTAAGTATGTTAAAAATGTTTTCATATTGTATATATCAGTCTATTTCATTTATCAGATTGAACTTATTATAAAAGAAAGAAATATCAATTGTTGAAAAGTCTGCTACGTTTTCAGCCATGTTTAAATCAAGTTCTGAAATAGAATTCATAATTGGTTTTTCAAAAACAACGGACATTACGTGAATCCCCTCAGCATCTAACAATTGTAATTTTAAATCATCAACAAAAGGTTTAGTATTATCTTTATTATAATGATATAGTAAAGTGTCTGTTAAAATCCAATAATTTATAAAGCCATCGAGTAACTGCATTTTAATTGTTAATTCTCTATTAACTAAATTTTGTATTGGTATATAACCTCTAGTAAATTTAGTTGTACCATCATTAAAATTTTGTTCAGATGGTGTAAAAGAAACACCTGGTATATTAATTCCTTGAATCGTATAGTTAATAAAATCTATAGGTTCTTCAATAATGTTACCCGGCATTCTATTAAGGTATGGTCTATATTTGTCAGCAACCTCTTTAGGTATAAAATTCTTAGGAAACTTAAAATTAAATAAATTACTTCTACTGTTTAGTATCATATCAATTTAATTATCTAGGTCCAACAGTATTTACTCTACCTAAACCACTTTTTAAATTAGATCTAGAACTTCCAGTTGCTTGCTTATTTTCAACCACTGTAGTTATACTATTATCTGCGATTTCAGTTACTATTCTTTTTATTACCTTAATAGTATTATTACCTATGATATCATATGTACCATGGTGTATAAGCGTTTTATCAGTGCCGTTATAAATAGACAACATATAAACCCTGTCATCTTCTTTTACAATTGAATTCATTGCACTTTCATCAATTCTAAACATAATTTCACCTTCAGCTAATTCAATGTTAGCATAGTTAAGTGAGTTTTCAATTTGAATATTACCAAAGTTTAATAATACACGTTGAACTGATTCTAAACCAATGTTTAAATAATCATCACCATCTTTTTTGGCAATCTTAAATTTAAGATAATTATCAAATGGTGATAGTGTTAAACTGCTTTCACCATCTGCAAAGAACGTTATTTCAGAATTATCAACAGCTTCATTATCAACAATAGTTACACTAGTTGAACCTGTAACAATATTTGTTCTTTCAATAAATGAAGGTACAAATCTAGTTTGGTTATTTGGAAGTGTTGACATGTTTTGAATAATCTGATTATTCTCTAGTACATTAGGTAACGTATTATAAACCTTAAGTATTTGATTACTTGCAGGTAGATTAATATTTCTTAAACGCTTACCATACTTTCCAACATTGTATGATGTATATGACGCCTTCTTAACAATTTGAGTATTATTGGTCTCATTGTATATTCTAATAGATAAGTCAATATTGTATGCAGTTGCTGTTGCTGAATTTGTAATGACTGGTCTAAATGGAATTGCTTGGTCAAAATTACTATTTTTTGACATTGACATTTCATAAGACTTATTAAAGAACGTTTGAATTTGTTCATAGACAACAATGTCATAAAATACTGTAATATCATCACTTGATGTTTGTAGTCTATTTGTTATATAAGTATCGAAGGAAACTATTGAACCATCTTTAGTTGCAAATAGATTAAAGAAGTCACCATCAGGTGCCTCTTCAATAACAGCTGCGATATCTTGATATTCATCCTCACGTGGAACTGTAATCTGAACTTCTTCTGCCGTATTAATATATTCAAACCCTGAATCAACTTGCGTATCACTAATTAGTTTAAATGAAACTTCATAATTTGACAAAGGATTTACAGCATCTGAACCTGTACCAAAGAACCAGTTATCAAAGTCTGGATCCATATTAGCAAGTGCTGGAACTTTAATCTCAATAAATTTCGAATACATCGTCTCACCTAAAATAAAAGGCTTTGAGTTTTGTATTTCAAATGATGAAGTATTTAAGTATACTATTGATGTTAAATAGTTTTTAACTCCAGAAACTCTAGAAGCTGCAACTTGAAATAAGAAGCCATCATAACCTCTAGATGAAAAATCGTAACCAGATTTTAAATGTAATCTAACAGTATCGTAAGTTATAGTACCTAATGAAATATCAGCAGCATCTGCTTGATCAATTGTTGTTGAAGTTGAACCCGTCCAATCTACTTTATTATCAATGTAATTATTAGTTGAATCTAAAAGTGCATATTTTGAACCTTGTTCAGCGTCAATTAAAACAGCTTGATATCTACCAGGTGACCCAGCACCCGTCTTAATATCATTACCCGTTTCTTCATCTGCAGTAGCATATAAAGGATTAGCTGTATTTTGAACAGTTATTTTACCACCGATTAAATCAGAATACTCATAAGTATATTGACCGTTTGTAGTTGGTGTTATTGTATATGTTGTAGAAACTAATGTACCTAGTTGATTTCCTGTAGCATCTTTAATAATAAAGTCACCAGGTGTTGTAAGCGCTGAAACATTAAATTTATAAGTCTTACCGTTTGCAAGTGTTAAAGTTCTTGCGGCAAAGTTTTCAATTAAAACATAAGCACCACTTTCAGTTACATCAAAATTAACTACAGCTGCACCTAATTCATGAATAAGATGTCTACTGTCAGACGCACTCGCAGTTGTATTTAAAGCAAGTGGATGTGACCCATTATCATCAATTTCAATTTGATAATTAGGTAGCGTTGCTACAGTTTGATCATGATAGATAAACTCTAGTAAAACGTCTTGGTCTAATCTTGCATATTTTGACGATTGTGCCATCTATTAGTTTCCTTTATTAAAATTGTAACCACTTTGGTGAATAACCCAATACTACTCCAATAAATGGATTTGCGTTAAGCGTACCACCAGCCGTGGGATATAGACCGTAGCCAACACCAACGTTAACATTCCATCTACTTTTCTTTTTGTATATATTCAACTCATTATTGATAAGGTCTATTCCTTGAATATTCATATTATCAAAAGGGTACTTTGTACTAAGTCTCATGCTATTAACACCATCATTATTTTCAAGTACTGCCATTAGAGTTATTGTTTGTTTTATTGTAAGGTTACCTTGAACCTGACCGTCATTAATTTTACCGTCAATTTTTACAATTCTAGTGTTGTCATCACCATAATTTGCTGAATCTATAAATGTAAAAGTTGAATCAGCCTTAATGTCACTGTAAATAAGTAAACTATCTTTATTAGCTAACTGTGCAGATAATAAAGCATTAACACCTTTAAGGTCTTTATTTAAATCTAAAGACTTTTTATATTTGCTTATTAGTTTTGAATAATCACCTGATAATTCTTCATTACTTGCAGCGTAAGTCTTAATCTCAGCTTCTAAATAACCATTATTATTAATATATAGTTCTACGGTATCTTGCGATGCTTCATAATTTGCCTTAGCATTTTGAACATCTACCTCAAGAATTTTTACATCTTCTTTAAGAGAAGAAACCTTAGAACACTGACCCAATAGTACAAAAGCTAAAACAGCTATTACTATAAAGGGTATCCAGTCTTTATTTATATTAATATTAATCATTAAGATGGATATGTTAAATTAGTAGCTCCTAAATAAATCATATAACCAACCGTTGTTGTCTGTGGCGACAGATCTACAGTTTTAGCACCCCCAGTATTTGTTGATAAGGGATTTAAGTATGAAACATTAGCACCAGTACCACTTTGAATAGCATAATTAGTACCTGGTAAAGTATGTGTATGATCGTCTGCAGTTTGTACGGATGTTAAATCGGCAACACTATTAGCGCCATATTGACCACTATTTAAATCTTTAGAAGCCGGAGAATCTAGACCGTTCTTTGAAAAACCTAATGGAAGTCTATCCTCCATATCAGGAACCGTGTAAGAAACACCGCCGCCGCTCCAAGTTTTACCATTACAATAATACCAACCAGCCCATGCATTTTTACCCCTACCACGATATGTAGGCATGCCCGGAAAGCCCAAAGTGGGATCCCATTCAACATATGTATATGTTATATTAAAGGGTGGTGTGCCTGTATATGCGTTGTAAATAAATGAAGGTATCATTACTATTGTACCAAGCGGCACCTCAAAAGCAGGTGCCCATGTAGCTGTACCATTTCCATCTGATGATGTTAACACCTTACCAGTACCAGGTGTACCCGATGTAATTTTCAAACCAGAATTAATTTCAAGGTTTGAATTAAATTGAGAAGTACCACTAGATAAAATAACTTCGTTGTTTGAATTATTTAATATAATTCTATTACCATTAAATTTATAATCAATAGATAATGGTGAACCAATCGTATTTGTAGCAAATTGAAGTTCTCTAGTACCTGAAATTTCAGAATAATTTATATCGATATATTCAGATGACGTTTGTGTACTTAGTCTAAGTTGTCTAGCTATTGCAGGTGTTGATTTAATATTTAAAACAGAATCTAAATATCCAGTTAGTGATGCTGAATTAGTTTCTCCTAAAACTAAAGTAGTAGCAGTACCTGGCGTTGAAACATTAGGCGTGAGTGTAAAATTATTAGGTGAAGCACCAACCTGTACAAAATAATCTGTTGAAAGTCCTATTGGACCTTGCGGTCCAGCTGGGCCTTGTGCACCCTGCGCTCCAGTTGAACCAATAGCACCTGAAGCACCTTGTGCCCCTATAGATCCTACAGGACCTCCACCATTTGCAACAACTTGATCAAAATTGTAATTAATCTTTTCATTCACCTGACTAGATGAATCAGTTGAAAGTATTTCTTTAATGTTAATAGCCATCTTATGTTAGCTGTTTATTTTTGTATAGATATAGAACTGATGTTTGAAACCAGGCCTCTTATTATATATTACTTTTATATTCAATGGATTTTTCACGTCATACTCTAATCTAAATGAAGTGTCTTCTACAAATCTAGAATCTAAAATATCATTTAAATTATTAATTGAAGCAACCTCACTACTTAATATTTGCTTAGACGGTGTATTAAATAATCTAACCTCATTTATATTTAACAACTTGAGCATATTAACTTCAATATACTTTTTAATATCATCATCAAGCGTCGTTTTGTCACCATATGAATTTGATGCTAATACATATTTTTTAATATATGCACCGGCGTTGTCATCGATTAAAACATTTGTAAGTCTGTTACCTAAGTATAAATCTATATACACGTTATCATTGTCTTCAAATAAAACAACATCACCATTATAAGTACCCGTACTTTTAATAGCTTTCATATCTGATAAACCTGTAGCTAATTTAGTATTAGGATATGAAGTAATTTCATATTGGTTTTTAGGTAGATTTAATGTTGACGCAAGAAATGCACTTTCTTCATACGCTGAAAGAGTACCGTATACATTAATGTTTTGATTTTGAATACCATTCTTAATATAGTATTCATCTTCCCATGAAGACCTGAATACATTAACGTCTCTTTTATCAATAGCTATTTCACTAATAAGTCTGTATACCGGCGGCGTTGTACTATTTGATAGTTTAAGAATACCGTCTGCCTTTTCAGGATTAATTTTATGGTAATTTAAGTTTTCAATTACACCCCATTTATCATGACCCTCATACTGTGCAGAACCAAATACAATACCCATTCTATTGTATCTATCATAAAGTAACTTTTCTCTTTCTTCACTAATAGTGTCTATAACCTCTTGTGTTGTTTTATAAGGTCTGTACACATCTGTAAAAGATATAACATTTCTAGTTAGTGTTGTATAATCACCAGACATTCTAATAAGTTCAGTAGTATATGGTATATCACGTTCATTAACAACATATCCAACTTTTCCAGCACTAACCTTAAATGTTTCAGGCTTATTAGGGTCAGATGATACGGTTAATTTAGATTGCTTTTTAACATAATGACCATCTTCAATATTTAAGATAAATCTATTATTATTAATAGTACCATCAGTTTCTACTGTAATATATTCAACTTTTTCAGTATCATTTAAATTTAATAAATCAACTATAGATTTAGTCGATACAGATTCAAATGTCGCCTTAGCAAGATTATAACCACCACCGATATATGTAAAATCTTTATCTATACCAAAAGTTGATGGCTCTTGTGTAATTGCAAGTAAACTTGTTTTGTTTTCATTTTCTATTTTACCAGGTTGTCCATCAACTGCAATTACAGTTAATCTAGATGAATTTTCAACACTTATAACTGGTAATACCCAAGTTTCACCGGCGTAATCAAATTTAATAACATTATAACCACCGTCTTCGTTTATTTGAATGTCTTTTATAAAATCAACACCAACACCCGTTACGTTTATGGTTTTTGGATCATTATCTAATTGAACACTAAAATCTAAATAACCATTTATTTTAGTATCCGATAAATCACCAGAACTATCAGAAAAGCTTTTTAAATGATATAATAATTTTCTATTAACAAAAAGTGCATTTTGTTCGGTTGTTAAAACTTCAATATAAATTGTAATAGTTTTAAATTCTTTATTTTGAATAACTTTAATAGTTGAGTCATCTACACTTTGATTAGCTTTATAATTTAAGACAGCGCTAAACTTATAGTCGTTAAACTCAGCTGTGTTAATTAAGTTTTTAGGATTAAGTTCTGTAAACTCTTTTCTTGCAAAGGCTTTAACCTTAAGACCTCTAAACATAGTTTCAGCAGGCGCATTAACAGAACCCTTTACAAAGGTAGTATATTTTTTAGTTATTACAGCTGGCGCAAAACCAACACCCGCAATATCAAAACCATCATATACAAATAAACTATTAAACCAATCATTATTAATATCCATTAATTTTGAAGCATCTAATTCAATGCTTAACTCTGGTTGTAAATACGAATAATTACTTTTTATAAAATCTAAAGCGTTTGATTTTTGTAAAGGATCAGTTGCATCATAATAATTAGGGTGTCCATAAATATAGTACCACTCATGTGTCATAGCGTCTGCATTAGCGCCATCAATCTTTATATTAGGTGCAAAATTAGTTTTACCAAAAGCTTCACTCATTGAAAGCATATATGGATTTTCTCTAACGTTTACACCATCTAAATATCTCCACTTATTTATAGTAGGTATAATTCTAGAAGTTAGTGCTAATTCTTTTATATAGTTTTCTTGTAGTCTATCATATTCAGAATAAATTTTAGATACACCAGAAGATGTTATTGTAACTTCCTGTTTGATATTTTCAAGACCTTTAAAGAAATTAAACGATGGAGTATTGAAGTCATTAAGATTATCAACATAATCGGTATTTACGCCCGAGTCTACATCTTCATATTGCAGTTCTTTAAGTTTTGAATGCATTGTTGAAAAGAAATCAAAATCAAAATCAACAAAATCAAAAGCTTCAAACTTACCAAACGCAACCTTGTTCTCTATCCATAAACTTAAACTAGAATCTTGTACATTTATTGCGTCAATTGATTTATCAACACAAACTCTATATTTATTATCAAATACAGGGTCCGCAACTACTTCAATAACCTTTGCAAAAGTATTACCTGATTTAATATAAGTATCACCACTTAAATCACCAATCTCTTCAAACTCTATTAATAAAGAATTTCCAATTGCAGAGCCACCAACCATACCATGTATTGTATAATCAGTATCAAAACTTGGGCTTATAAATGTTAAATCAATATCTGGATTTAATAAGCTAGTTTCAATATTTAAATATGTGGGTACTGTAACACCATCATTTTTGATAGCTAAAAATGCATTCCCAACACGATTGCCAGAAATATAATTACTTATAATAATGTTAGTTTTATCTAAACTTATTTTAAATTCAGAATCTAAAATACTATTCATTGCATTTCTAAGTGCAAATGTAATTTGTTCAAGTGAACCGTTGTTTGAATATTTTAAACCATCATGTGTACCAGCGGGCAACGCTGAATCCGCATATATTTTAAATAACTCAATATTACCACTAGCTTTAACTTCGTTAGTAGCCGCTAATATAATATGTTCTGAAGAATCTGGTCTTTCAACAACTGATAATTTTATAAAGTCTCGATTATCATCAATGATACCTGATATATTTAAAGTATCATTTTTCTTAATAAACTTGTCGGTTGAATTTACATTAAATGCAGCGACATTAAATTGGCCACTTACAACACCGTCAGTTGATTTAAGATTCTTAACGTGACCAAAACCATTATTAAATTTAACCCATTGTAAAATAGGTAAATCTAATTCATCATACGGCAACATATTAATAGCTGTTAGTGACGTTCCAGTTAAATCAAAATTAGTTTCTACAGTTGAATTATCAAAGTAGAGTACATCTTTTCTATAATCAGTATGCTTAAACGAACCCTCTTCATGTTCATTAACATAAATTCCAATATATCTGTTTACATCATATGCGTTATCAAAATCTTCAAATAAAAATTCCAGATTAATAACATCTGCACTAACAAGTGAATTTCTTTTAAAGCCGTCTGTTATAAATTGATTGTTTAATATTTCAAGGTTATCTGTTTTAATAAAATTATCTGAAACATATTCACCCTTAGATGCGAAACCACCTTTAACTAAATCAATACCATTCCATAACGTCTTTTCATTCTTTTCAAAAGAAAATGTTAATGGTGCTATTGGTTTTTCAGTGTTGTTTGCGAATGTATTTAAATACTGTCCTATTTTGCTTTTAGGTCTAAGGTCAAATGTTTTGACAATAGTAGCATTAGACAACATATCAACTAACCTAGTATTTATATTACTTAATTCATCGGTTAATACACTATCAGAAACAGGTTCTTCAATTCTATAGATTACAAAATATTCTGGAAGTACTTTATCGATTTTAAGCGGTGCCATAAATCTAATGTTCTCACTATAGATATTAGAGCTATTTAGGCGAGCACCATAGTTATATTGTTCTTCGTATTGCTTATTGTATAGTTTATATACTGAAGTGTCTGAATCTCTCCTAAGAGGTTCATATACAAGTTCTAATGGTGTGTTTTTATAATACGCCGCAAGGTCATATGCATAATGTCCACTTGGGTCAATAGAATATCTCTTGTACTTTTGGTTACTAAGAGTTTTATTAGCGCTAAAGCTATCTAAAAAAATGTCACCCGACGAGTCAACGACGAGTTTAACATTTGAAGAAAGAGCTGGATTGGTTCTTAATATTACCTGACTCTTACCCTCAATAGAATTTTTATTAGCATCAAAGTTGATTGTAGCCATTAATCTATGATATATTTATAAGTACTTGACTTATATATCTAGAATAATTTAAGGCTTATACTTCGCAAAGACTTCTAAGTCAATTGAAAATTGATTATCATAACTGTCAAATAGATCAATACCAATTCTTTTGGAATAAGTTAAGTTACTGTATAAACCATCTTTATTTCCACCTATATAACCAACACCTGAAACGGCGCTACCAGAATAATCTGTCATTCTATACTGGAAGCTAATATCAATAGAAACACCATTGCCACCGCCCATACCAATAATATATTTACCGGATGTATTATCAGCATCAACCTTTAATTGGTCAATCGATAACGGTGACATAAATAAGTAAGCACCACATGAATTACCACCTAATAAATACTGGTCATTTGGTTCAAAGGCCATTTTAACAGTTCTATCTAATGTTGCATCATAATAATATGCAGTTTGTTGACCGTTAACATTTAATGTTTTAGCATGCGCTATTGTTGATTTAACATCTGAATAAACATTATTATTTTTATTTAATTCAGGATGTTCAATATGTAAAAGCACACTACTGTTATAATCAATACCGGCGGTATTAAAACCAACAATATTACCAGCTTCAGGTGTATACACATTAGCTGACGGATTACTCCAAGTACCCTTAAATATGTAACCAGATGCATCAACACCAATACCGCTGTACTCGCTTAATGATGGAACTGAATATTCCCATAATAAATTACCAGAATTGTCGGACGTATTAATATCATTAGTTACATATAATTCAGCATCATTAGCAATGTTTTTAAATCTAGAATACGCATACTGACCTCTTAGTTGGCCAGATTGGTACGGTGCTTCATTAAAATATGTTTGTGTTAAATCCGCAGATGTTGTATTTTGATATAATGTAGGTACTAAATCATATTTACCATTAATTTTATAATATGAATCACCCGCAACAAAAGTATCTGCCGTAGCATTTGGTGCAACACCAAAACCGTTATTTGTACTATCTGATGAGTTGTATGCTACTTTATTTCTATCACCGCTAATCCTAGACACAAGCTCTAGTGGCGTTGCTTTAGAATTTTCAAGTATTAGTTTAAAAGTTTTAGTTACAATATGACCTTTCTTAACATCTAGGTTTGAAACTTCATCAGTATAGAATCCTGCGAAGATTGACTTAACCGTATTATTTTGAAGTGTTTCAGTTGTGCCATCTTCTTTTTGAAGTTTTACAACTAGTTCACCCAGTGTTGCTTCAATTTTAGCTTTTAACGTATCAATCTCTAATTGCATTGCAAGAAGCTTATCATAAATAGAAATAGGTACTTGTTCATCAGTTACAAAACCAGATGTTATACTAGCGGCCGTGTGTGCAAAATATTTGTCGCCAACTGAAAAAGAATCATTTACGTGTTTGTATATACCAACACTTTGTAATTCCTCCATAAGTTTAACTTTAGCAATCTCAGATGTATTTGAATCAACTAAGTTAACGATTGAATTAGTTGACACTAAACCATTAGGGAATGGTACCCTTACAATTTCAGACCATTCTGATTCTAATGGATTTGATGGCCAACCAGCCTCAGAAATAGATTTAACTCTAAACTCAACAGTTTCACCAGCTTGAATAGGTATGTTAAGTTGATTAATATTAATCTCTTGGCTGTTTTCAACATTTTCAGCTTCCCAAAAGTATTTACCAGTTACTGGGTCTTTTGATCTTTTTCTTACCTTACCGTCAACTTCAGTCCAATTTGAGAATGAACCTGTAACACCATCAGTGCCTAATTCTATTTGTTCAGATTTAGCAGGTGTACCATCAGTTGATAAGTACCTGTATTGAACTTTAAATTGAACAATTTTTTGTGGTAAAGTATCTGCAGCTAATTTAGCATCAGGAATCTTCCAGAAACCTCTTACCCTATATTTAGGCGCAATGTTACTTATATTTGTTGTTTCAGCAATAGTCTTAATCTCACTAACCATAGAAGTATACAGATTTGATTCTGCAGTTCTTTGATTAATTAAGTTTATAAGCTCATTACTATCTCTATCTTTTTCTACAGCCGACGAATATTTTTTAGTAGCAATCGCCGCTTTTTTAGATGTAATATCTTCATCAAATCTTTTAATTGAACTTTCTGCTGAAACCTTATTAGCATTAAGTGATTTGATTTTATTGAATGTTTCACTTTCAGTAAGGTGTGTATTAACCTGTGCTACTTTGAAATTACTTGGCTCTAGAGTTGGTGCATCTGGTGTAACACCTAATGTTGAAGGTGGTATTGAATCTTCTTTAAGTGCTTTAATCATTTGACCAAAGTCAGCAACCTCATCTTTATAGAAATTAGCTAAAGTTTGAACTTCACCATCTTCTTTAGTAATGATTAAATCATTTGTATAAAAAGCAGTACCTGGTGACCATTGTTCAGCTTCTAGGTTTGATTCAGCATCAACCGGCTTAATGAATGCAACCATTCTTTCGTCAAAGCCTACAGCAATATCAATCGCATCATATGCTTCTTTACCCTTGTATATCTTTAATTGATTAAGGCCAACCTTTACAGATTCATAACCCTCTAATAGAAGTAGCTCAACCTCAAGTGTATCTGCATTTAAAGAAACGACTCTATATTTAGTTGAGTTGTTACCAGAGTTAACTAATACTTCATCACCTACTTTTAATGACTCTGTTTCAGTCATTGTTTTTTCAGCATCGTTATAACTAAAAGTATTAACCGTATAAAGTTTTATTGTTTTAGTTTGAGTAACACCATCAACTGTAATATTTCTTTGAGTTGTTCTAATTTTAGAAACGTCAAACCCGCCATTGTATTGTGATGACCTAACCGGAGCATCAATAACTTCTTCATCAACAATATATCTAATGTTGTTTGTGGCAAAGTCAGAAAGCATTTGATTAACCTCTAACGTGTCCGTACCTTTAATATTAGTATCGAACCAGTCCACGGAGTTAGCATCATTAGAATCAACGATATACCTTGCTAATTTAATCTTTTCAGTATTAGTCGGTACTTGACCGTTTACATCAAGTTGAACTTGAAGTAGTGGGTTTAGGAATGATTCAAAAAAGTTATTTGTCTTAGTAACAAAAGTAGTCGGCGCTGAAATTGAAGTTACAGACTTTGCCGGTGTCTTTAATTTAGATTTAGTAATTTGTCTAAATGTACCATCTGGCATTTTAACAGTAGCATCACCCGACGAAAGTCCAGATAAAGACTTGAAGTTTGTATCTAGTCTTTCAATCTCTCTTTTCAAATAACCAAACGCAGGCACTTGAACCGTCTTAAGGTTACCTTGCTCGTCAAATAGGTCTAATGAAACCGTCTTTTTATCAGTTGTTATTGCCTCAGAAATCTTTTCAAAGTTTTCTATAGAGTTCTGGTTCATTTCCAGAAACTGTCTGATAATTTGTGATATACTATTATTTGCCATCTTATCTTAATACGTCTGCTACGAACGTTAATGTTACTTGGTTTGTACACACAAGCTCAATGTAAGGTTTACCACCTCTTAGTTCAGTATTAGCAACTTGCTTAATCTGTTCCCACCCATTGTTTTTGTTTGTATAAAAAACGATGTTATAGTCGTTCATGTCTAGAGTATTATCAAAAACCAACTTAAGTGATTGACCGTCTTTCCATGATGTCGTACTATCATCTATGTATATATTTATATTATTATTAGACACCCCGTTTGATAATGGTACTCTTACCATATTTTCAAATGCTTTAAGTCTAACGTAAATGCCAGTTGCTGAAGCATTAGATGCGTCATATTCAACTAGTTTATTACCTGATTCTAAATTAACATTATTCCATTCAAGCATGTTTAATAATCTGTAACCCTGAACGTCGTTATTGATTTTGATTTTATTAGGCGTTGATTTATCAACTTTAGTACCCACACCATCAAAGATAACGTTTGTATTGTATTGAACTTCTGTTGGTATAGTACCATTAATAATACTGTTAAGTCTTCTATTGATATCAGTAATCATATCAAGCAGTGAAGCTTCATCAGCATAATTTAAAGATGCATTTTGTATTTGTGTTTCAAGGTCCGCTATCGTGTTAGACATTTCTTGAGCATCCTCAGAAGATAGAATCATGTTCTCCATGACATCTAACCTATTAGCAATACCGTCATATCTTGAATTTGCTTGTAGTAATAGTTTTGTAGCATTCTCTAATACAGTAGTTGTATCAAAGAAAAGATCCATTGAGAATGTTGTAAAGTCATTGATTGTATTTTCAACACCAACATTATCAAGAGACGTATTGTATTTAAGGTTTAGCTTTAAAGAGAATGCATTACCATTTAAACCAGTAATTGCGTTTGGCTTATACTTAATAAGCTCTCTAATATTACCATCAGTAAAGTTGTCTAATAAAAGAACACCATATAAGTTTGTAGCTCTGTTACCTGGATTTGACTGTGAATATAAATCATAGTAAACAAGTACCGCGTTAAACTTAAAGTTACCACCTTTTTGTGAAAGGTCGTGTAATGTATTAATTGATGAGTCAATATTTACAGCATAGTAGTTTGCTTCATCAAAATCAATACCAACCGCAGGTGCTGTATTTGTATTAATATCATATACTGGATTAACACCATCAATATCATGTAGTGATGCAATACTTAAACCAGTAGGGTGTGTTGATCTACCTTCAATCGTACCACCCGGTGTTAATGTTAAACTAGTTGTATTGTAAGTATCTTCTTTTAATAATACGGTTGGCGTATAACCAACAGATGAAGGTACATTTACAAATACCTCTTGATATGTGTTTGCCGAGTAATTTTTATCATTGATAACATCAACAGTACCAACATATTTAATTACTTTTTCATAATCAGCACCAGTACCCGCTGTGTTATCTAGTTCAGTATATCTACCGATAGATGAAACAGCTTCAGTAGATGTTGCTGTTCTAGTTCTTAAAACATCAACTGTTGATAGAAATTTAAAGAAAAGTCTTTCGGCATCACTTTGATAAATTACAGGATCAAAGTCATCATCATTTCTAATGATTTCTTCTAGGTTAAGCGCATAATTTTGAAACGCGGTTGCCCAGTTTTGATTATCATCAATACTTGGAGTCCATGGTGCGGCACCCTCATATAGCCTGTCCCACTTGAAAGAATTACTTGTTGCACTTAAATTTACTTCTGGTAGGTCTAATAGGGCATAATGAGAAAACTCAAACTTTAAGTCTGGGTCTCCCTGTGCTCTAGTTAAATCTCTAGCAGCTGACGCAAAGGTGTACATTGTACCACCCTGCTCTTGAACAGTTCTTACTAATGGTGTTGCCATTTAATCTTTAAATCTTTTTATTATGCAATAGTCGCTAGGAATGAACCGATAATATACCAGCTAGTCCCTACATATCTAAGTGTTAGTGTACCGTACTGTGCAAGATCAATAGATGATGCACCCGCAACCATAGTAGCATCTACGGTAACAGTTCCAGCAAAATCAGCAATTAGCGTAATCTCTTGACCATCAGTTGCCGCGCTTAAAGTAGCATTAGCAGCTTGTACCATATATGTTGTAGAATTCCATCCAAGGGCACTAGGAAGTGTAAGTACCGTTTCAGTATCATACACAATACCGCCGTTAAGCGTTACCTTGCCATCAAATTGAGAATTAGCTACAAAAATATTACCGGTTGTTGCAATAGTACTACCACCAATAGTTGCAGAAGCAATAGTCGCAGACGTTACATCTAGTGTACTATTGTTAATACTTAATAAAG